GACGGGCAAGGATAGCGGCCTTATGAGCGCGGATCACGCCTCACCACCCGCCACAGCCAAACCCGTAGCGATACTGACGCCCTTCACCAGATCCTCAAGGTTGTCCTTCAATGCCGGTTCCAGCGCTGGTTTCGGGGCCGTGTACGGTGTGCCGTACTCCAACGGGATCGCGGCCTGCTTCCAGCCCTTCACAGGACCAATCCAGCCCTCAACAATCCCAGGGGCGGGGCGTTTCATCTCGTACTGGTACGTGGACGGCTGGTGCCGGACCTCATCGCCAAGGACTTCCTTCGCGTTCTTCTTCGCGTCGTCCTTCACGTGACGGGCAGTAACCTCAACCGCCTTGGAAATGTTCGCCACAGCATGCCGGTCAATCTGGCCCAGCGACTGAATGACCTGATCAAGGCCTGTGATCTGCACAGAGAAACCCATCAGATATACGCCTCCACAAAGAACCTGCGAGCCGTCGCCTGAGACTGCGCACCATACCCGCGCAACAGGAACTTACGGCCAACAAGGTTCGGGTCAAGGGATGCCGTGAACGTCGCAACGTCACCGTCCATCACACCCGCCGTCGTGGACACCGGCAGGTCAAGACGGGCCATTTCCACGACCTCAACCTGACCAACAGCAGCCACGTCCTTCGGGTGCCTCGGCGGCACCACCAGACGACACGGGCCGGTGTAGATGGTTGTCGTTTCGACCGTGTACTGTCCCGTGGTTTCATTCAGAACCCGGTTGCCTTCACGGGTTATCGTGCACGTGTCTTCCATGATCGACTCGTGCCATTTCCTGCCCGCAAGGGTCAGGTTCGTTGCGAGACTCATTGGGCACCCGTCACAAACACCGTCGTGCCATACGACGCACGCAACTGCGCAACAACCCTGTCAGGCAACGTGTACCCGCCAAGGCCCGTCTCCGGGGACTGCGACCACACCATCTTGAAATCATCGATCGCAACAGATGACAAACCGCCGTTACTGAGCATGCCAAGCTTCGTGACAGCCTCAATGGCCTGCGCCGCAAGCACGCAACACCATGACACCAGCGACTTCGGGGCCGTGGGGTAGCCTGCCGTGAACGTGATCGTCGCAAGCCCGTTGCAGTTCGTCGCGAACCCGCCATCATAAACGTCATACATCAACGCCGTAGCGTCCGGGATGCTAATCGAATCCACGGACACCACCGGCTGAATGGGCAGAAGATGGAAAGCCCCCGCCCAAACCTTCGTCGTGTACGTAACCTGGGCCGCGGGGAAAACCCGCCACCCAAGAATGTCCCGAAGGTGAGCCGAGGCGTCATCGAGCAAGGTTTCAACCCAATCGATATCCGCCCCGGCATACACAACCTTCGTCCGGGCTTGGAGGTCAGCTACCGTAGCGAAACCAGCCATAACAACCAACCTCCAATCGGATTAGAGCTTCAAGCCCTTGAGCTGGCCGTGGGACCGCTCGGAACCGTATTCCAGACCGATTTCGCCGTAGATCTGCACATCATCAGATGCGCCGGTCTTCGCGAGCGGTTCCTCGAAGAACACGCCCTTGTCCTGAGTGTTCAGGAACACGGGGCGGATCTGGTCGAGGGTCGCAGCCAGGATGGTGTCCTGGGGCACGTGGCGGTCAAGCATGATGCCGAAGTCACCGAAGTCGGTGATGATCCGGTCAACGGCGACACCGCCGACGCGCTCGCCAGCGCTGATCAGGCCGTGGGCCTGACCGTAAGCGGAAGCGTAGGCCTTGGTGATGCCGAGCTTCTGGGACGAGTTCACGATCAGCATCGGCATGCCGGTCAGGCCGCCGTTGTCGTAGATGCCCTGAACGAACACGTTGATGTCATCGACGGTGGTCGCCGTGACAGAGGGCTTGTGAAGCGCGATGTTCGCTGCGGTGCCGAGAGTGATCGGCGTGCCGCCAGCGGTCAGGGCCACCTTGAAGCTGACAGTGGTAGAGACGTTCACCACGTAGTAGGTGCGGCCCGCAACGATGCCCGTTGCCGCGTCGGTGTTATCGAAGATAACCTTGTCGCCGTTGGCGAGAGCGTGCGTGACCGTGATGGTGTCCGTCGCGGAGGTAGCACCCGTGTAGGACAGCAACGACTTGTCCGTCTTGTTCGTGGTGATCGCCTGCAACAGGCCGCGGGTCTGACGGGCGGTAGCGTTCGTGGTCGGGTTCGCGTACGTGCCGTTGATGAACGACCAGTTCACATCCAGCGCGATCGACTTGATAGCCTGCTGCACCTGCCAGTCAAGCTCAGAGCTGACCGGGTTCGTCCCATCGGTGGAGCGGAACGGCGCAGCACCGGGAGTGGCGATCATGCCGTTAGTGGCCTGCTTCGTGTACGAAACGGACACCTTTTCCTGGTGAATCTGGCACACGTTCCGCACGTTCGCACGCACGCGTTCCTCGGAAGTCGGCGCGGTAGCACCTTCAAGGCGGACACGGTTCGCCTGGTTCGGGTCACGCAGATCATAGGTCTGCCACTCGAACTCGGTAGAGCCGGTAGCGCCACCGCCAGTCAGCCCACCAGTGGCGGACAGCAACGGCGTTTCGGCAGGGGTGAGGGCGAACAGTTCGCCGTGGTAGTTGGGGAGATTGAATGTAGTACCAATGCCAGTGATGCCGGCCATGGTGGCTCCTTTTCAGGACTAGTTGGTGTATGCCTTTTGGCGTTTGAGGCTGATAGCCTTCGCGTGGTTCCCCGCCTTCACCGCTGCGGCGATTTGCTCGTCCAGCGAGGGGGGATTCGACGGCTTGTCAACCGGGTCAGCGGCCACCATGGGTACCCGCTTGCCGCCTTGCGCGGCAGTCTTTCCAAGGTGAGGCTTGCGCTTCACCAAATCTTTGAGAGCGTCCGCGATCTCTTCGGGATCGAATTCGCCGTCCGCGTCAGCTTCGAACTGGGACAAGTCCAGGTTCAGGAACGCGTCAGACGGGTCAATGAGAATGTCCTTCGCTGCCAGCCGAAGATCGGCTTTCAGCACGCGCTCATTCGCTTTCGCAGTGGCCCTCGCGTCAGCTTCGCGCTGGTAGTCCTCGGGGGTCTTCTCATCCGCGGGCTTGGCGTTGAGGGCGTCCAATTGCTCTTGGAGAGCCTTCGCCTTCGCCTTCTCAGCGGCCCACTTCGACTTCATGGAATCAAGGGCACGCTTGCCCGGTTCACCTAGCGCATCAGCGCCTTCCGGGTCCGTCTCTTCCGGATCTACCGGAGGCGTCTCCGGATCCACGGGAGTTACCGAGGGGGTCTCGGGGTCAGTTACTTCGGGTGTAATCGGCTCAGGCATTGTCATTTCCTTCTCCCCGTTGCGGGGCATAAGAAAACCCCCTGCCATTGCGGCAAGGGGTCGGCGGTGGGAACGCTTATCTCCAGCGTGGGAGAGTGTGCTTGTGCTAAGGTCGTTTATTGGCGTCCTTGGCATTGCGTGGGGAGTAAAAGATTGTTGTAGTTCCGTCAGAATTCATACGGTTGAGCTTCTTCAGCATTGCCCGGATCCCGGTTGCGTTGTCGCTCATGCATGCCTCCACAGAGTCGGTTAGCGGATGTAGGAGTACTGCCGCAACAGGCGCACGGCCTCGTCACGGTTGTTACCGGCGATCTTGAAAATCTCTTCCGGCATCAACCGGACCTTCACGGCACGCGAATACTTCGACGGCGCACCATCCTTCGTGAAATCGGACTGCATCACCCCGTACAAGCCGCGCTTCGTCGTACCCTCACGAGTCGCCTTCCGGCCATCCTCAGTCACGTACATGCCACGGCGGGCGTTCACGACCTGGGACATATCAGCCCCGGCGTCAATCGCATCAGCACCGGCCTTACCGAACGTCTTCACCCGCTCAGCAGGAGACAACGAATCGTAATAGGCCTTCGGGTCGGTCGCAGGGTAGTCGTCCAGGTTTTCATCAACAGGGATCACTGTGCAGTGGCATTTCGGGTGCCTTAGGAACGGGGCCTGCTTGTGGTAGCGCTTACCGGCGAGGACGATGCACCGGGAGCACGCCCCCGGCTGAACCATCCGCACATACGCCGTTGGACGGAAATACGGCGTCACCGTCCCGTCGCTGTGCTGCACGTACGTGTGCCCGCCCGGACCCTTGAACGGCTCCGCACTCACCGGGGCAGGCGCGTCACGCATGAACATCGACACCGACGACGCAGCCGAACTAACACCCGCGATCTGCGACTCAACCGCAGTCCGCAAAGCAGCAGCCCCAGCATCCATCGCAGCGGATGGCGAATGACCAGCGGCGATAGCGAGCTTCGCCGTGACCGGACCAGTCAACAACAAGCCGGCCAGCGAGCGTCCGTCATCAGCGACACCAGCGAACCCGGACGGGTTCACCCCGGCCTGAGCGAAAGACGTGCCACCGAAAGCCGTAGCAACGTCCTCCATGTACGGATCCACGTTCGAGGCCATGACAAACTGTGCACGCTGCACCGCAGTGAACGCGGCAACCGCCATCACGCCCCAGCCAGCCGAAATAGCCTTAGGGCTAACCCCGCGCCACGCATCAACCACCTTCGTGGCCGTGCGGTCAGCTAAGGCGATCTGACGGGCTTGGAAGTCAGCGGCAACCTCAGCAACCGCGGCCACCGGCTAACCGCCCACAGGGGCAGGCTGACCACTATCAACAGGAGTCGGGGCCGAAGCGTTCAACAAGTCGCTAATACCAGCGGCCATGTTCCGTTGCGTCTCCGCTTCCTTCATCGCCATGATCCTGGAAATGTCAGACGGCGAATGGCCGCGCATCTCCAGCAGATACTCAAACGGGTAACCCGCCTGAGCGTCCTTCACCATCGCATCCGAAGTCTGCGCATCCGAACGATTCTCCGCGTCCTTCCACTTCACAACACCAAGACGCGCCTGTTGCGCCATCTTGTCATCGCCAAGCTGCAACGCGATCAGCTCGAACACATCACGCACCCGAGGCTCAAAGAAATCACGGGCCTGCAAAACCTTCTGCACCAAACCAGTCTCAGCAGCCTTCAAAGCATCACCGGACAAGTTAGACAAGCCCTTGTTCGACACAAGGTAATGCGGCGGGGTCCTGGTCTGCGCCGCGATATGCCCCACAGCCTGCTCAATGACAGACGTGAACACATCCAGCTTCGCAGCCTCCCACTGACCAACGCTCGACTTCTCACCAGTCAGCCACAACATGCGCCCACGAGTCAGCGCCTTCTCATCAATCGGACGCTCACCGATCTTCTCACCCGTAACCGGGTCCAAGATCGGGATCTTCGGCGGGGACTGACCCATCACCACACGCGCCGGCATCGACGCATAATCGGCCGCGTTGAACAAGTACGCCCACAACAGGTTGATGGCGTTCTGCATCGCCGTCGTACCGGAAATGTCCGACAACGGCCCAACACCAAGAATCGGGCGGTTCGGGAACTCCACCAACGGGACAACACCCAAATGGTTAGGCCCGGAAGCTTCAGGCAGATGCTTCCACCCGCCACCACCGCCAGCAAGCACATGCTCAGGCAGAATCAGCCCAAGGTCACCCTTATAAGCCGAACCGCGACTGAACTTGTACACCCACTCAGGCGTGTACAAGGTAGCGAACTCAAGCATCTCGTCCGGGTCATCCCAAACAACAAACCCGTACTCGCGCTTCCGCCCAGTCTCAGCGTCATACCAGACCATCGCCTGCTCAGCCGATTTCCAATTGATGATCGGCTCACCAGTAGGGTCACCCCACACCAAAGCGTAAGAACGACGGGCAATGATCGACTCAAGGAAACCCTGAGCGGACAACGAATCCTGCTCATTCCGCAACCACGAATCGTAAAGCAGCTTCTCAGCCTTCGACTGCCGCGACTTCGTAGACGACGGAAGCTTGAACCCCTGAACCGCGATCCGCTCCGACGTGGAGTTAGCAACGACTTCGCACCAGTTATCCGAGAAATCCCGGTAACGGTCCTGGTGCTCACGCCGCCACTCATCCGAAGCGAACGCCAACGGCTGATTACCCGCATAAAACGCCTTGAACTGCCTCGCTTCACGCGCCCGAATAGTCAAGATCCGGTACAGGCGATTCACCCGCTGGGTAGCTACATCAGGTGTAAGTAGCACCGGGCCTCACTTTCTTAGAACACGTACGCGTACTGGTCTTCGTCCGGTTTGTTGAACTCGTTCGCGAGGATCGCGTCAGAGTAGGCCTCAAAACAGAGGGTGCTAGACATTGCCTGGTCGATCTTCTGAATCTCGGACGGCTTCCCAAGGATGTACCGCTGACCCGTCCGCGCCCGCATCACGGCGTTACCGATATGCGTCTTCGTTGTGGGGCAGCCGTCATGACGGAAAGTCGACTCGTCACCATTCACCGCTTGACGGAACGCCTCAAGAACAGGGTGGATCTTCCCCACGCTGCTCGTCTCCCAAGCGAAAACCCGAGGCTTACCCTCGGAACTCGGAAACGCGGCCTGCCACTGCTTCAACTCCAAACGCCACGAGTCATCCTCAACGACCTCCATAGCATCAGCCTCAGCAGAAACACCACGAGCCGAACCGGCAGGATCGAAGTAAGCCCGGACCACATCAAACCGCGTGAACAGTTCATCAACAGCGGCCCGAACCTCACTACGAGGAATCAAACCGCCAGGACCATTCGGCTGCCACACCGTAGGAGCCTTCGAAGGCCCATACGTCGGCGTGAACTGGTAACCATCCGCGGTCATGGCCCGGATCCCGGTCCAGTCGTTGTTATTCGACAAGTCCCCGGCTATCACAATCGGCGTGCCGGCTGGAACCTCACGCGGCTCCTTCTTCCGGTCCCACGCTTCCTCAGCCAACCAATGCCCCGAACCCTGAACTCGCCGGTTCCCGTAGAACCGCTCAGCCTCGGCAGGATCGCGCCGCATCGCTTGTTCAATGTCCGACTCGATACCTTCGAGGTTCATCAGCACCCACGGGGCGTCCGAATAGTTGAACCGCAGTATCTTGTGCCGGTGCGCCTTGTTCGTCCACTTCCACTCAGACGGTGGAGGCGTCCACTGAATGTAAACGTCCTTCGAAGGGTTCTCGATCAAGTCCTTCACGACGTTATCCGTCGCCGGGTCATCAGGGTTCGTCGTAATGAATCCGCGCCCGCCCATCGCAGTCAAACCGCGCTTCTGGGTACGGAACACTTCCCACATGTTCGGATCCGCGTAAAGGCCAGCCTCATCCCACGGCACACACGTGACACGGGCACCAAGCCTGGACTTCGCCTTCGCCGTTACAGGGACAATCTGATTCGCCTTACCACCCGGCAGACGAATGACTTCCTCACCAGTCCGCGGGATCTGCTCCGACAAGCGCCCGTAGTCGATCATCGGGCGCAGCGCGTCGTAAGTGTTCCCCGTCTGAGCCTCCGAGTTGGCCGTAACCTGAATCAGGGGAGAAGTCCACTGGCGCGCCATCGGCTCGCCCGGTTCATACTCATACACCCAACCGCAGCTACAGTTATGCTCCGCGCAATCCCAAACCTCGCCACCCTCCGCAAACCCGGCGAAAAGGGCAGGGCCAAGAGCCTCAACACAGATCAGAGCAGCCACCAAAGGCGACTTGCCCTTCTTCTGCGCATCAATCAACACAGACAACTGATGGGCGAACGCGCTGGACTTCATATCCGGCTTCGCAGTCGGCTTCACCGCATAGTGGTTCGTGACGAAGCACAACTGATAGTCACGGAGAATGAACGGCGGCTTGTTCCCGTCAAGGTCAAAGTCACCGTCAGGAACCACACAATGACGCTCGATCCACTCAGGAACGATGTCCAGGGACTTACCAGACCACCACTTCAGCTTGTCCGACGCGGTAACCTGCTTAGCCGCCGCCATTCGCCACAGCCCTCAACCGCCTATCACGAGCGCTCTCACGCTTCGGGGCAGCCTCAGAACGATCCTCACGGCGTGCTCTAACCTCATCACGAGCAATCTGCCAGCCATTCAACCGCAAACCAGCCGGCGTCAAACCAATCTGCTCACGGTACCGGTGCAACTGACCAACCAAGGCCGCATTCGAGCCGGGGTCAAGCTCCACAGTCACCTTCAAACGGCAATACTCAGCAATCACAGGCCAACGCCACGACTCAACAGCCCACGCAGCACCCTGCGGTGAACGCCAAGCCTCAACCCAAACCACACCCTCACGAGAACGGAAATCCGCAGAAGCGCCCTCATCAACCTCACGGACCTTCTTACCGTCCTCGAAATGCTCAGCGAACATCACAATAGGATCAAGCGGGAAATCAGGGACCGTACCGAGATACCCCTCAGAAGGAAGCGCCTGAAAATCCAGACCACGAGCAGCAGACCTGCCAGAAGCAGGGTCAGGCGTCGGCCCAGAACGGGCACGGAATCCACCGGAAGCCATAACAAACCACCAATCCGCCGCATTGCGCGACTGAACAGCCCGACGCCTTGCGCGCCAGGAAAGTTTTGAACCCTCCGCGGACTTTTTTCACCTCCCCGGCGCGTCCCTATCCGGCCCTGTTTGGGGGGTCCACCCCCACCCCCTTGACATCGGCCATGGAGTGTGCTTCGGGCTAGTCGGGTCGGTGCCATCCACCTGGTTGTCGTTGCGCTGTTTGCTGCTTGTCACACTGTGTGCATAGTCCCCGCCCGTATTGTGGGTCGTTGGGGTCCATGGCTAGTGCGGCGAGGTCTTGCCTTGACTTGGGGTAGTGGTCGGCCACCACACTGGGGCTGAGGTGGCATAGTACGCAGATGGGGTCACGGTCTAGGACGCCGAGGCGGAACCTGATGCGGTGGTCTTTGGTGTTGTATGCCCGCGTGTTGTCCCAGTGTTGTTGGCGTGCCTGCTTGGTGTGGGTGGGGCATCTGCTGCCTGGCCCGTCGTGGATGGTGGGGCAGCCAGCGACAGAGCAGATGCGGCTACTCGCCACGCAGATAGCGCTCGAACTCTCGTGCCCGCTCGATTATGTTGAGACCACCCATTTCGATAGCCCTGTCGAGCGCAGCCAAGCGGACTTCGAAGGCGAGGGTCTTGTACTTCTCGATTGCTTGGTCAAGCTCGGATGAGTCCACTTTGACTGTGGCTGTGATGGTTCCGGGGTTGTTGATTGCCATTGCTCATGTTCCTTTGCTCATTGCTGCTTGTTGTTCGATGACGTGTTGGAAGTCGGCTGGTGTGACGAGGGCGCTGTCTTCTGCGAAGAGGTGGATGCCGCCTGCTTCGAGTGCCCGGTTGGCGAGGTCGCTACAGTCCACATTCGGCCTGCGGTTGAGCCAGTCCCGTACCACTTTTGGTACGGGCCAGCCTGTGATCTTGTGTAGGCCGAGGATGACGAGGACGGCGGTGTTGTACGGGCGCCCTAACATTTTGATGGCGGCGTTGGCGATGTGGTTGCGCTGGTCGTCGGTGAGGTCGAAACTCGAGTTGACGAGGTTCGGGTAGTCGGTGACGTGGCGGACGATCACGCGTGGACGCTCAGCACTAACGCAGTACCCGCCGCCGATATGGACCACCACATGGTGACTTTGTGAGTCCGTAGCCCACTCGATTCCACGGCCAATGAAGTCGCTCGCGTGCTGCCGTAACCCGATCTGCCCGGTCAGATCAACCATTCCGGGCCTCCAATGCTTGCTAGTCCGTCCAGAATTTCCCGGAGCTATATCTCGGTTCCGGCTCGGTTCTACGCCGCAAGAGTTGCTTGACTCGTCTGCGGGTTTCCTTGCTTGACAGCCATGTTGAACCGTGGAAGACGATGGTCCTACGAGCCATTACGCGTCCCCCATGTGCGGATCCAGCGGCGCGGACGGTAATAACAGAGCCTCAGTCGTCGCATGCGGCTATCTCGGTTGCGGTTTCGACTGTGCCGAGGTCGTTGGGCTGGAACCCTGCCTTGAACGGTTGCGGGTTGTCCCCTGACTCGGCCAAGGTGTTCAGCCAGTGCGCGTAGAAGCCCTCCACGGCCTCTTGTGAGCCTTCGCAATGGAACGTCCACGAGTTCTCCACAGACAGGCTGAGCTTGGCGCGTTTGAACGGGTTCCACATCAGCGTGCTGCTCTCGTTCGTGTGGGCTCTTGCAGTTTGGTTACGCCGCGTACCCAGCCGTGACAGTTCAGGCACTCATACAGCCGGTAGGACTGCACGTTCGTGTGCGTGGTCCCGTCGCGCCGGAGTTTCGTGGAACCGCAGTACGGGCAGGAATGCTCGTCACCGGTGAACATCCCAACGTGTGGCGCGTTCGTTATCCATGGCAGGATCCGCAGATAGCCGCGCTCCGTGACCAGCACGTCGCCGCGGTTGTACTTCTCCATGACAGCCCACGCCTTCGGGTCGCCGGCCATGCAGTCCGTCCATAGGTCGAAGCCCTGGTGTTTGACTTTCGCGCCCACGCCCGTGCGTTGCACAAGGTAGTCGAGTTTCCGTGAGGGCAGGTCGAAACGGCCCTTGTTCGTTTTGATCAGGTCAATGGACTTGAACGGCTTCGGCGGGGTGAGCCCGTTGAGCATGAATTCGTTGTTGAGGCGTTTAATGTCGTACCGGTCACCGTTGTACGTGACAACAATGTCGGCCTCGGAGAGCAGCTCCCACACGGCTTTGATCATGGCTTCTTTGCCGTGCTGGTACTCGGAGTAGAAGCGGACTTCTTTGTCACCAAGCCATTTGGCGGCGAAGCACATCATGCCGCCGTCGTCGATGATCTGTTGAAGGCTGACGTTCTGATCCCATAGACCCCATGCGTAAACCTTGAGGGGTTTGGATTCGATATCAAGGGTGAGGACGCGGACATTGCGTGCCTCTGGTGCGAGCCTGGTCCTGAGCCGTTTCGCTATAGCACCCATGTGGTGGTCTTCCCGCAGGTGCAGATGTTGCGGCGATGACGTTCAACGGTCTTCGTGGACACATTCACGCCCGCGTCTTGCAGGGCCGTAGCGATCGCGTGGTGGCCTTTTGACGAGTTGAGTAGGCTGTCGATGGCGTGGTGGTCGTCCGCGTCCAGCTTCGGGTCGGCGGCTATCCGGGTGAACGCGCAACCCCTCGTGTCATACTCTTGACGGTTCATCAGTGCCCCTTTTGGTTGCTCAAGCCGCACGATCAAGATCGTTATGCGTGAATAGCTCGTTGCGCAGCTGCAGAGCCGCTTGCTTGGCATCTTCCAAATTGGAGAACTTGCCCCCAGGAATGGTTCGGTTATTATGCCTAGCCTGCGCCTGCCACTTCTTCGCGTGCTCGTCCCAGCTAACGCCACGGACGCCTGACTTTGAATTACCCTGCGGGCCGGAACGGTTCTCTAGGTTCTGCTTATGCGTCGCCAAGCGAAGATGCTGGGGATTTACACATATTTTGTTGTGGCACAGATGATCGACACGCATGCCGTCTGGCACTGTACCTCGATGGAGAATGTAGGAATACCTATGAGCGTTGCCAGGGGTGTTGGTGTAGTAGAAGCTCCCATAGCCCGAGTTGTTCCGGCCTGCGGTCCACTCCCAGCAGTCGCCAGACGTATCCACCTTGGACCAGAATCGCTCTTGCGTGGTGTCAACCATTCGTTTCCTCCCTAGAAAAGGCGATGGCCCCCACGTTCTAGGCGTGGAGGCCATCTGACCGGAGTAATTAATTCCGGATTCTTGTATTCAAAAGTCGGACAGCTTACTGACTCGCAACGCGTTCCACATTTTTGGCCGTTGGTGTTCGGTTGTCCTTGTGGGCTGCCGGGTACTGCCCCCGGTCACATCCCGTGGATGTGAATCTTTCTCAGCCCTGCCACGGTCCCGAAGACCCACTACCGTGGCTGAGTGTGACGTGGTTCCCGTTAGCTAGGCGGGCCGTTCCGTCATGCGCTTGCACCGGGCTTGTCTCGAAAGGCGTTGCCGGGAGAGGTGCAGGTCAATTCAGTTGTGTGTGCCAGGCCCCGGTCCTGCTAGCGGGCCGGGGCCTAGCGTTGCCGTGGTCTTGACCCGCCACGGCGTGGGAGTTGAGCGTCCGGTGTGGCAGCGCGTCAGCTTGCACCCCACTGATGAGCGGCAGCGGGTGTTCACCACACCGGACGGGCTTTCAAACTCTAGGAGGCCAAGACCAGTGACCGGGCTTGGGAGTCTCGGAGAAGGGCACGGTCTGATTGAAGAACATGCCCGTGGGGTTCAGCACGCAGAGGGAGACGGGGAAACCATCACCGGCCCACTTGTCCGGCACCTGCGTGTAGACGGAAGTGATGATCGCGGCCCGCGCTTCGGGTAGGTATTCGCCGCCCGGTGTGCCGTAGGAGTGGTAGTGCACGATTCGGCCCACGCTTGGCTTGTGCATGATTTCGGGGATGCCGCTCATGCGCGTACCGCTGTTGCGCCGGCTGGGGCGAGGCGGATCGCATCCTTGTAGCCCTTGAAGTCGTTCATGGGCTTCCCGGCCTTGTCATGTGACAAGGGGTAGTTGAGGGTTTTGCCGAGGTTGTTGACGACACGCCAAGGGTGCACGTCAGCTTCAGTGAAGTTGCGCTTGCTCATGCTGCTCATTTCTTGATGCCGAGTAGTTCGGTGGGTGTCGGTGGTTTGATGTGTTCAGCCAGGAACCGGGTTTCGTCGATGAGGTGGCGGACACGGCCCGATGCTTTGATGGCTGGTAGGTGAGCCCTCGCGTGGTGGGCGCAGAAGAATAGTTCGCCGTCCCCGTCGAGGCCGACGAGGAATATGACGTGCACGTACGCTCTCGACCCGCAGGAATCGCAGCGGTGCCCGTGATGCAGGGCGGGTTTGTCAAGGTCAGCAGCCACGTGGCACCACCCGTCTGAGGGCAAAAGAAAAACCCGAACCAGTGTGGTCCGGGCCTTCCAGCGGGTACAGTTCCGCCTCAATTTGAAACCCTACGCTCATTCGTTGGTTAAATCAAGGCTTGGGCGGTTAAATATTCAGTCAAGCCATCCATCCCAGTCTTTGAGCCTTTGCGCTGCGGCTGCGCCGTCGCATTGCCCGCACAGGTGGATAGTCTTTTGCTTCTGGCCGATCGACTTGGAAAGCCGCCGCCACGTCAGTGTCGCAGCAACCTCTGGCGCTACTGGCAGTGGCAAGCGCCTACGGCAGGAGTCGCATACAAGCTCTCTACGCTCGCTCACAGCGCCCACTCCTGCTGGTAGTCCGGGTGCGAGGTGTAGACGGTAGCGAGGTGCGCCAACGTCGGGCAAGGTCGCGCATTGAAGGCGAGCCCGCACCCAGCGCAGGTGGTATCCGGCCTGCCGGGCGCTGTCGGGACGGTCTGGTGCTCATTGATGATCGCCCGTTTCGCGGCGCACTCGGCAAGGACACGGGCTGGGTCATGGCGGGCGATGTGAGCGGCCTCGTCTTCGTGGGGCGAACCCTCGTCGTACACGATATGGATGCTCCCGTAACCGTCGTCAGGTTCGTCGCCGTCCTCAATGCTTGGCTCATAGATCGTGCCACCGTAGACGCTGCGCCCGAATGAACGCCACTCAAGCGAACGCTTACCAGCCGCACGCGCCAGTGCCTCATCCTCAGCAATTCGGGCTTCCAGGAACTCGGTGATGGTCATGATTTGCTCCTGATCGCGACGACGATAACACTCCATGATTGCAGCACGGCCATGAATACAAGTGCCCAGCCAAGCCATGAGCCTAATCCGATAACGATCGCTGCGGTCCATG